ACAAGCTGGAAAGCACGTGGCACTCTACCAAATAATTTGACATCCTCAAAAGATAACCAAATTGACACACGCGGGACCGCCACCCCTGGTGCCATGCTAGGTGCAATAACGTTATAAAGACCCAAACTACCAAAATGCCAAATCGAATCAGAAAACAAACTCATACCAGCTGCAGGGCCACAATAAGGCACCCGCAACTCACAGGCGGTTTGCATAGCCAAATCCATCTCGACACCAGGTAACTGGCTTATACCAGTTCTATGCCCAATGGGTGCAAACCAATTATTGTTTTGAATGGTATCTCTGTAAAGCAACTTAATTCGGCCAGCAACAAACGGTGTTGTACTAACCTCAACGCGTGCAACTATGGTGGCAGCAATGTGAGATCTGCCCAAAAGCTTATCGTTCCACATAGACTGTCCCAAAAAGAAAAATCTATTTATATCTTGGTTCCAAGTCTGCCCTGCAACAGCAGTTGACAGCGGCCCATTAAAAACTCTCATAGGCCTACCCAAAGTTTCAGCAGCACTCTGATCAGTGTAGGTAACATCAAATAGTTCCTCACCGCCAGGAATTGCTGCAGCTACGCAAGCCTCATTAACAATTTCCATGTTTCCAATCATCTCTGAATTTTGCTGGGCGCCAGCTCCAGCCTCGATTTCGGCGCATGATGTTGTAGTTGTTGCAGCAGGTCAGTGTCTTAACCCCACACCTAACCTAGGATGTGAGGAGCACTTAGGCTGGCCTGGGTATACGCAGGGCTGCTGCGGACCCACCCTGGCCACGTAAGACTAAAAAGCCCAGGTCATTCTAACACAAGTTCCAGTCATGCATCGCCTTTACACCTAAGATTTTTGACGGCTCAGCACCTGTATATGGTCATGTCAGTTAATTTCACCACAAATCTGTCGACTCCAGACTCTGACGAAGATACTCTTCCCTAATAAGGGGTAGCATTGGCACATAGCCGATGCGAAGCAACGCCTCTCTGGCGAGCTTGGGTGCGTAAGTATCCCACACCTCTTGAGGATGGATAGATAGTTCAATGAGAGTCACCTCGATATTCTTCTCAGTTATTTCGTCCACCAACCGCTTGTTGCGGCTCCAATTCACCATATCCAACACGGTCTCCAACTCCAATGGAGCTACCATGTGGCCAGCAAACTCCTCATACCTGAAACCACGTTTCAGGAACCCAACCTCCGGTAACGTCCTCGATGCTGCAACCTCTCCTGTCTTCATCTCATTCGTATACTTCATGGCCAACGCCGTCATGGCCTCAGTGATAGTGTCCTGGTTAAATTGATCCAGGACTGTCTTGGATATGTTGGCCACGTTGTCATCACCATAAGCAATCAAAGCAAC